CAGCATCAGTACCAGCATCAGTACCAGCATCAGTACCAGCATCAGTACCAGCATCAGTACCAGCATCAGTACCAGCATCAGTACCAGCATCAGTACCAGCATCAGTACCAGCATCAGTACTATTATTAAGATTACTATCTAAATAATTCTGTATTCTATTACTATTATCCTGAGCATCTGAATAATTACCTAACAATGCATCTATTTGATTTTGAGTTAGAGTAATACCTGTATTTTGGGTGTACGCATCTAACTCAGCTTGAGTAATCTGGCGAGGATCTAGGTAATCGTAAAACTTTGTACCACTAGTGTTTTCTAAATCCGCATCTCCAAAGTTAGACAGCACAAAGTTATCTATTTCTTCTTGGCTAGGAGTGTATCCAGCATCAGCAAAGGCTTGTGAGGCTTCAGCACTGCTTATATTAGCCTCGTCAAAGGCAACATCCATGAGGTTAGACGTTACTAACGGGTCTGTTACCCCTAACTCTTGTAGCTGCGCTGATACCGCCGCCTGATCCGTACTGCCAGAGGTCAATAAGTCATTAATCTGTGGGTTGTAATTACCTACAAAATTACTTAAAAAGTCTCCTGTGTCAACAGCTAACGACGTGCCTCCAGCAATACCTCCGCCAGCTATAGCACCAAACATTGCCGCTGCCATTACATTACCTGTAACATCACGAGTAGGGTCAAGTTGATAAAAAGCTGACTCTGTAACAACACTGACTAATCCTTCTTCTGCACCCTCAGTTATACCTTCTTTTGCGGTTATAGTAGCGCCTCTGGAAAGACGTTCTCCTATCTCCTCAAACACGTTATTTAACGCCCCAGACGTATTTTTAGGGCCAAGTATCATTTTCTCTAACGATAGCCCTCCTACCCCTGCCGAAACTAATGCTGCTGCTGTAGATACAATACCCGCTTTCTGCGCTTGCTCTAAGGCGAATACTTCAGCTTCTTCTTGGGACTTACCGGCTTGCAACGCTACTGCTAACGCCTCCTCATATGTACCCGATGCAGCACCTCCGTAAGCCTCTGCCATATCAGACGCTAAGGCTGCACTTATACCTCCGCGTTGAGCCATAAGACTAACGGCTTCATCTGCATATCCTTTTAACCCAGCAACGCCTTTTATACCTACTTTAGCAAAACCTCCAACTAGCAAAGGTACTAATTCTTGCATGGCCTCTACGCCAATGTACTCAGCAAGAAACTCTGTGGGGTGATCTTTAAAAGCTCCAAATATAGCCTCTGCTGTAGCAGCAGCCCCTACAGCGTCTCCTATCTTCTTACTCATAGCTTCTTGAGCAGCTACATAATCTTCGGGTAAGTAAGAATCTGCAAGCTCGCCTAGCTCGTTTAACCCTTTACCAAACGGAGTGGAGTTAGGGTCTATACCCATAGCTATGACTACACCATTAAAGGCGCTAAGAACTCCTTCTGTAGCACGGTAGAAGTTAGCAAGTCCTGTTATACCACTCCCTGCCTCTTCCCTGCGATCTAAAGCATCTTTAGCTTGGTCTATCCACCAACTGCTTTCTCCCGTTGCCCGCGCAGCCTCTTCCTCTAACGCAGCAAGCTGTGCAAGGTATAGCTCTGGAGAGTTTTCTTTTAGCCAGTCAAGTCCATCGTTACCGCTGGTAACTAATAATACGTCTCCTAAGTTATTACCGTCGAGGTCATAAACACTCCTAACCCCATCATTAGTTCTTACTTGGACGAACTTGTCACGCTCACTATCCCACTCAACTACACCAGTAAGTTCTATATTGTCCCACTGCAACAGTCCGGTATTTGGGTTAGGTATTAACCTCGCGGTGCCGTTAGCAATGTCTATATCAGTAACGCCCTCTGCTCTAGCTATTTCTTTAGCAGGATTGTTACTATTAATACTATTATTTACTAGGACTTGTTTAGACTCATCAGATAGTTCAGTACCTAATTCTTGAACAGCTAACCCAGCGGCTTCTAATAACTCGTTTGTTGCCTCTGTTACTGTAGTGGCTATACCGGCGGTTTCAGCTAGTGCAGAATTTAATAACCCTACAAAGTTTTGCATTTCACTAGACTTAGGGTCAGTTATAAAAGCCTCTAATGCATCTATATTATCTCCAAACTCACCAGCTAGTTTTTTAATTATTGTCTCAATATTTTTGCCATTTAATAAAGCTGGGTCTAATCCCGCTGCGGCTATGGCAGTAAGGATTGCCTTATTCCTAACAATATTAAACTGTTGGTTGTAAGTTTCTTCGTTAGCAGATAAGTTTTGTTGCAACCCCGTACTTAAATAATGCTCGTAAGCATCTGTCCCTTCGGGCAGGTTGTTATGCTTAACATAAAACTCTGCATTAAAGTTGGGGTTTAACTCCGATACTACTCCTTCGTTTATGTTGTTATATAAAGGTTGTAACTCTTTGTCTAGAGCTTCTGTACCTAAGACAAGTGTACCTAAAGAGTCCGCATATTCTCTATATAACCCAGTAGCAGGTTGTTGTCGATCTATCGGCCCATACGGAGTATCTACTGTTACTGTACGAGCAGGTTGTCCAACAGCAGTTGTGGTTTCATTTATAGTGTCATTTAACTCAACAAGTCTTGGGTTGTATACATTCTCTACATCATCTCTAAACGTAGTAAGAGCCGCGTCATAGGCGTTTTTAGCTTCCGCTGAAGCTATACTAAGGTCTTGTAAAAGTGCTGTCTGTTCACCTTCAGAAAGGCCGAGCCTTGTTAAGTTATTTGGATCAAAAGGATCTCCTACAATTTTACTAAGTGCTTGTTCCGCTGCTATCCTTGCATCATCTAGCCTTTTAAGTTCTGTGGCTTCTTCTCCAATGGTGGTAGCAAGCTCATTATATTCTCCCACTGCCTCTGCGTTTGCTAGTACATTCTTATCTATAGCTTCAGCGGCAACTCTAACATTAGTGTAGTTACCTGATACTCTATCAAATAACTCTGATGTGTCATCTAATAACCCTTGAAACCCACCCTCAGTTAAAGAACCTTTAATTGCATTAGCAGTGTATGCACCTATTGACTGTCCATATGCTTCGCTACCACTACCTCCCGACAGTGCCGCAGATACAGTATTTTGTATAGTCCCTGTTATAGCGGTTAGAGTGCGACTTTTTAGGTTTGGTAGTGTAGACTCGTCTATAGAAGTGTTAGGATCATCTACAGTTGTAGGTATTAAGTCCTCAAATCCTATATCTTCTAAAAGATTATTTACGGACTCAGCGGTTATAACCTGTGCCGTTATTGCCCTTGATAGTTTAAGTTCATCAATTTCTCCATTAACAATTATTTGAGTCAGAGAACTTTCTAACCCAGCCGCTAATGCATCTGTAATCTGTGGGTACTTATCTTGCAAAGAGTTAAGGTCTATACCTTGCCCTTCTAACTGCTTACCAACTTTACCTAGCCCTGCACTTACAAACTGAGTAACTCCTCCTGTTATAAACGCATCTATAGGATCTTCACCATATATTGTAGCAGTTGTAGCAGCCCTAGTGCCTTCGGTTATTGCTGACGTTACTAAACGCCTAGTACCATCGCTTACTCCTGCCGCACCTAATTCTTCCCACGCATAAGTACCAGCGTAATCACTTACTCCTTCTGCTACTTGCCCCGAAGCGTAGGATATTGCATATGCTTTAAGTGCGCCGTCTATACCCTCACCGTCTGCTAAAGCATCTGCCCCATCTATATAAGGGATTAATTGTGGGTTACCTGTAGCAATCGCAATAGCTTTAAGTACGGCTTTTACAGGATCGTCTAAGATAGATTGTATCTGACCTTCTACATTTTTAATAACAGGTTGAAGTATCTTGTCATCAACCCAAGATCCTACGTCTTTAATGGGCTCAAAAATCTCGTCCTCAATAAAATCCCAAACGTCACCGATTGCATCTGTAGTTTTGTCCCATACCCAACTCATGCCACTACCTTTTTCTTAACTGGCAATAATAAAAACACTCCGTATACAGGATTTTTTTTGTGTTTAGCTACGTGTACATTGCCTCCTAGTTCCGACATAAGTGGTTTAAACTTTTTTAGTAGAGGAACAAGTCCCCCTGCATACTCTTCTTTAAACTCAGCATAATAATGAGTAACACCTTTGTTAATAAGATACTTAGCAAAGTTTAGATAATTTTGTAGCGTATTTTCTCCAGTATCCACGTTCATAACGTGACCTTGCATCTGCGTACCTTTTTTCTTACGATGCCCTAAAAATACAGTGTTGCCAAACTGTGAAACGTCTGCGGTAGGTTGCGCCATTTCTACTACAAGAGCTTGTCCAGCTTCTTTAATAGACAGACCTCCCACCCCTACATTTTCCATAAAAGTAAATATAACTTCTTCTTGAGGCGCTTTTCGTTGCTTACTATCTATTACTTTCATTACGTAATCTCAAGTATGCTAGCTACAACGTGCAGTCTATTGGCAGTAGCGGCGGTTACTTTTATTATCTCGCCTGTCTGTATTATTAACGGGGCAGTCAATAATTCTACTGTGCCATTAGCACCAACGGTTTTAACTTTAAACAAGCTAAACACTGCACCAGCAGCATTAGTTAGGGTTACGGTAACAGTGTCTGCATTACCAGAGTCTTCTGACACCAATATAGACTTAACAATAGACGTAATAAGGCTAGGCGCGGTATACAAAACTGTTGCATTTGTAGAAGTTAAGTCTAACTTTGCATTTATAAAGGTATTAGCCATTAGCTTATAAACCAAGTGTTAGCTTGCGCTTGTTCGTTTAATGTAGTGTTTCGTAGCGCGTTGTCTACTTGGTTAAAATAGATACGCAATACTTTGTTAAACTCCTCAAAGTCCGTCATGCTGTACTCTTTTGGGGGATACGGTAACGCAGGGGCGCGAAAGGGTACGTTATACTTAGTGTTATCTACCGCCATTACCTTCTCCCGTCAGGACGCATATCTATTCTAGGAGACCCCATCTGCCATGTAACGCCTTGAGCGCTAGACTCTATTTTTACAGACATTTGACGACCCCTAACTCGCGTAAATACTTCTCCTGTAAACTTCTCTACAGGGACTGTAGCAGATCTAGTAATGGCTGCGGTACTAACCCCTCCTTCAGATAAGGGGTCATTATACCCTGACCCAGAGTTAGCTAACGGAAATAATGACAGAGTTGCACTAGGAGCATCTATAATAGATCCATCAAAACTCATATCGGGCAATACTCGCCAAATAAACATAAACTGATGCCCGTCATCAAGATCAAACTGAGCAGACTCTACAAAAGCTGCTATAGGAGCAGTAGTAGCTGTCTCTTCGTCATCCACACCTTGTTCATGGTCAACTAAGTTAAAGTTATAAGTCGCTCCTAGAGGGTTGTTTCTAAGCCCAGAATCTAACCAAGCAGAACGAGACATATTACCATAGTACCAGATGTCTTCTAGGTAGTTATAAACTACATACTTGTTGGCAGTAGTAGAGCCGTCCGAACAATAGAACCACCACACCTCGTGATATGACTCTATCGTGCCAGCAAACACTTGGGGATACTGCGTAGTGTTAAAGTCGTTAAATATAAACTTGCGTAAGTCACATCGTAAAGGCTTAACACGCCCGTCATACATGTAGAACTTATCCCTACCCATCCAGTAGGCTACACCATTGGCGTAGGCTACAGCGTTTTGTGAAGCTATAGACGTGTTCTCACCTACTAACTGAGCCGTCCATACAGCAGGTGCGCCTACGTACTGTAAAGCGTACAGCGCAGAATCTGTCCACACTAGTACTTCTTGCCGCGATTGTTTTGCAGCAATAATGTTAGTACCGTTAGATAATATTAAATCTCCCGCTTGATTAGTCGCAGAAGGTGTCCACTGTGTAGCATCTTCTTGGTCTGACCACCTAATAAGCATTGTGTTTAGCGCGGCGCTACCTAACTCATTACACCCAAAACAAAACACAAACCGACTTATATCAGAAACTAACGTTAAATTTTGTATAGTAGGTACACCAGAAGCTCCACTTACTGTTGAGAGGCCTACACCTCGTACAAACAAACTATTTGTTACAGATGCATCCCAGTAAAATAACGTACCTCCACGAGGGCCGAACACAAGGTCTTCACCAAAGTTGGCTTGACTCCATTGACGTACTTCCTCAACTGATTCTTCGCCTACCCCCCATGCTCCAGAACCCCAAGATGACGCACCCCAACCTACAAGAGGTATAGCAAATGCAGGGCCAACGTTTAGCTGGTATTCCGCAGTAACAGTCCCTCCCCCTGTAGCAGTAGACGAAGCATTACTAGCAGCGGTAATAGTGTAGGTTGTTGTACTAGGTAGGTCTACAACTTGAAACTCCCCGTTTAATGTCAACCCTCCTACGGCAGAAGCATTACTAAAGGTAACAAAATCTCCAACAATATACCCCCCAGTAGCATCTGTAACAGTGACAGTAGAAGAATTATTAGCAGTAGTGAACGGGTTGGTTAGGGTAGCTGCGGCCTTACGTAAAGGGGTTATGTCGTAGTAACCACCACCGTTTTCAATATAAAACTTTAAATTAGTGCCTAGCCCTACTAAGTTTTGGCTTCCTAACGTTACCCAGTTCCATATAGAGCGACACACGCCTTGAAACGTACTTGCTGATATACGCCGCCACCCACCAATTTTTTCAGGCATACCTTGGCGGAACCGTACTTTATCACTTTCGTACCACCCACCCTCATTTGTATACCGTGTGTTCTCGCGGTTAATTCCGGGTTTTAAGGCTAATTTTTTTAGCGGCATAGCTCACCTACACGTTAGTCCAGTCTTCGTTCTGCCATAGTAATGCTTCTGCTTCTCTACGTCTAACTAACCCGTCTAACACCCTACCTCCAGCCCTATTCCAACGTTTTATTTGGTAAGGTATATCAGCACGGCTGCTATCAGTATCGTCATTGATACGAACCAGTAGAGTAGACTCAGAAAGGTTACCTCCACCAAGATTGTATACCCAAGACACGAGTGCATCGAACTGATGCTGTTGAAGAGGTACATTGACCTGTTTGTGTATAATCTTTTCAAATTTAAATAAGTCGTCCGCAAGTAGAGCTTCAGCCTCGTCTTGCGTACAGGTAGCTCCTTTTTTAACTCCTTTAGTTGTTCCAAAACCGATTGTCCATACTCCCGCACTACACTGATATGCATTTAACCTACAACCCTCAAATTTTTTAATAAGAGCTATGCCCTCACCACTAGTCTTCATTTAGTTTTTCAACCCGCTCTTTTAACTTTTGAATCATAATACGTTGTTCTTCTATCTCAGCTTTTTCTTTAAGTATTAAGACACGAAGACGCTCTTCATCTGAAACTTGCGGCATAGGAAAAGGTAAAATCATTTCTCTCTACTCACTTTTTTCACCTTCTCAACAGACCTCATAGCTCCCAACCCAAGCATACCCATCAGCACCGGCATCATTGTAGATGTTTCGATCAATGGTATAACAATTACCGATTCAGCTAACGCGAGACCAAAGTTTGCCATCGGTATAACAATAAAATTTGAAGCCATACCTAGTACACACACCCATCCGACAGCGGGTCGCCATCCAGCTACAAACATATTACTACTTGCAGCCTCAACCTTATTCACTTCAAGCTGTCCTTTGGCTAACTCTTGAGCGTGTCGAGTAGCCATTGTATTGATCTCATGGGCCAAAGCATTCTTTGCGTCTTTGTCTTCGATAAACTTGTCCAGCAATCCTGCAACTGGGCCAATCAGTGTTTCCAACATATTCGCCTCTTACGCAGTGTTAAAAACTTCCATGACCGTTACGATCACAGAGCCAATACTCGTTACACCTGCACCCATCCACTTTAGCCATTTCTCAGCAATAACCTCAAGACTGTTTGCTTTCTCTCTTCGTCTTCTTTCTTCAGCCGCTCTTACTCGCTTACATTCGCTTTGAAATTTTAGCCAGTCATCGTAGAGTCCCGGTCTACCAGCATATATCATCCACTCCCTTACCCATTCTTCTTGTTTTTTTAACTTCTCCAGTTGCATAAAGTTCTCTAAATAACTGCCTTTACGTTTCTTGTTTGCCCGCCTTGCTATAATTGACTTTGAATTAAAATACGTCGCGCAGCTATCACTAACATCATATAACTCTCGCCCATTTTTTAAGGCCAATTTAATTGTGTTAAACGCAGCATTGGCAGCTTGCACCTCTGCCAACATAAATCACTTCCTTCTTGTGTATGTCATAGCGTTTTGTAGTTTTCCAACGCTCATACCAGCCACAACTTTACAATAAAGACAAACAGCAATACGTTAATCATAATCCACATAAAAGCGTCAATGGCAGGTAAGTTTTTCACTAGGGCATCCACTTAAATAGGGCTATAGCACTCAATATAAACGGGTATACCCCCCAAAGTAACACCTCAAGGCGATCAAACCTAGCATCCCCCCGCTCTAATCTATCTTGAATATGTCGATATCTAAGCAAGCATTCTTTCTCGTGCGCTTCTAAACGACTTATTGTTTCTTTAACGGTCGCCATTTTTAGAGTATCCTCTTACTGTTACTTCTTCAGGATTTACAATTACGGGTTTACAATAGGCTTTTACAGCTTCATAGTTTTCTGCGCGAGTAGACAACATCCTAGCATCTGAAAGACAGTGTTTTTGATTTAACCAATAAGAAGTAATCTGTTCTTCATCGGCAAAAAATACTACCAGTGCAAACACTACTATGTTCATACATTATTTACTTTGTTCCAACATAATTTGAATTAAATGAGCCAAACGTGCATCTGACGCTCTTTGTATCTCTTCTTGCCTAGAAAGTGAGTCCGCTATATTTCTAACAGCTTGAGAGTTTAAAGCGGTGTTAGTAGTGTTAGAAGCGGTGTCAGTTTCTACGTCTTTTAAGATAGCTGCGACACGCTCCACTTCCTCATTAGTAGCTTGAGCAGAGGCTTGCATACTACCCCAAGCAATTGCCCCTGATATAGCAGCGGCACATATAGGTAAAGCCCAAGTAGGCACTTTAATAGTTTCCATTACTTACCTCCTTCAGTTTAATTTAAACGGCCCACGGCACGCCCGTTGCTTGTGTTGCTGCACGATCAATTTGATTTTGAACGCGAGCGGTACGATTTGCTTCAATACGCGCTTTGGCCTTAGTCGCTGTCTCTTCGCCATCAATTAAGCTAGTCCAAATCCAACCAAGAACGTCAGACTCTTTTAAATCCGCATATTTAATAAACTTTGCCGCTGAAGCATCGTATGTGCAGATTAGCTTGCCACCTTCCGAAGCAGAGTATGATGGGGTAGTATCAGACGTTGCTACACAACTCCAGTATGCTTTTATTACGCCACCATCTGCGTCTACGTGCGTCATGTCAGTGACTGACCAAGTAGTTGTAATTGCCATAATTAGCTCCTTTACGCGGCTTCTGCGGCTGTTATAGCGGCATTGATGGTGGACATATCTTCACTGCCCCAATCTGCTAATGCTACACCTGCACTGCAATATCCTGCACTACGCATAACGCGCTCTTTAACTTGTTCGGCTGTCATGTCAGAACAGAAATCGTTGTCTGAATCTAGGGCGTTTGTGATAACGCTAACGCTTCCTAGCATTGCGCTATACATCTGCGCTTTTTCTTCATCGGTTCTTTCTTCACTCATAATTATTTATCCTTCTAGGGTTTCTATTCTTGCTGTTAATGCTTCAATTAGGGTTTGTTGTTCTTGGATGGCTTTGACTAGGATTGGTACAAACTTGCTGTACTGTAGACCCATCTGGTTGCCGTCATCTGTGTAGCTTGAGACTAGGTTAGTGTTGTTGTCTTTGTTGTAACCTGCGGCAATCTCAAGGGCTTCTACTTCTTGTGCTTTGAAACCAATGTCCAACCAATCTTCTTTGTGGGTTCCGTCTGGAGTTTGTGCGGTTAAATCATAATCATCAGCGGTCTTATCACCATACTTAGAACGCTTGTCCCACTTATAGGTAACAGGCTGTAGGTCTTTAACAAAGTCCAAACCAAGGTCTAGGGCTGTAAAGTCTGTCTTGTCTCTTGCATCAGAGGCTACAGTCCAATCTACTTGGATATGTGCGGCTGTAATGCTTTCGTCACCTAGCCCAAGAACATTACTTCCTGTTGTAACTGCTCCACCGGGACTCCCTGTTCTTAAAGCGTCTGCTCCGATTGCTACGCAATTATTACCGCTAGTAATTTCAAAACCTGCGGCTCTACCAACTGCTGTATTATGTATGCCAGTAGCAACAGAAAGGGCTATAGAACCACAAGCAGTATTTTCATCTCCACAGTCTGCTGATAGTGCTTGATACCCAATTGCAACATTTTCCACACCATCATCAATCAGATCTCCTGCAAGACCACCAATGATGGTGTTTTTTATGCCCGTGGATACTGCCGTACCTGCGTTATATCCTATGGCTACGTTGTAAGGTGTAGAATTTCCAGTATTCATCGTAGAAAGAGAACCATAACCTATAGCTACGTTTCTACCGTCATCATCTGCGGCATCTAAAGCTTGAGAGCCAATTGCAACATTTCGTAATCCAGTTGTTAGTGCGACCGCCGCACCATGTCCAATCGCTACGTTATCAGCATCGTATGTAGTAGTTCCATTGTTTTGAGCAACTAATGCTTGATAACCAATAGCAACAGAACGGTCTCCAGATACACAACCACTTAATGCTTGATAACCTACAGCAACACTTTGATTGCCGATTGTCATTGCATCACCAGAAAGACTACCTACAAAAGTGTTGTTTATTCCTGTAGTTATGTCATTACCTGCGCTATGACCCACTGCCACGTTATGCATATCAGCGGCGGCAGGATTACCACTACCATCTACATTTTTTTGATTTTGTAGCGAACCATTACCCACTGCTACTGATTTACTTCCTAATACATCTGTAGCTAAAGCAGACCTACCAATTGCTACGTTATCATCTGCATCTGTTATTGCGTAACCTGCATTAGAACCAAAGAAACAGTTATCTATTCCTGTTGTTGTGCTTCTACCTGCTTCATAACCTACTGCTGTAGAATTAGAAGATGTCGCAGATGTAAAGTTTTGAGAAAGTAGTGCATTTCTTCCAATAGCGACTGTTCTTGAGCCTTTTGTATCTGAGCTTAAAGAACCGTAACCCACAGCCACGTTAGAATCAGCATCTGTAAGGGCATCCCCTGCCAAGCCACCAATAAGCGTGTTTTGAACGCCTGTGAATACTGCTCCACCTGCATTGTATCCAACAGCAGTATTATAATTTGCGCCATCATTATTTTGAAGTCTCAAAGCTTGTGCGCCAACAGCGGTGCTTTGTCCCCCAGTATCTTCTGTAATTAAAGCGGAATAACCTATGGCTACGTTGTCATCACCCGTAGTCAAAGCCGTACCCGCTTCATCGCCTATAACCACGTTTTGGTTGCCGCCAGAGGTGATGCTGTTACCTGCGTTAGCACCGAATCGGACGTTAGCGGTTCCTAGCGTTGGGGTGGATAGAGAGCTAGGTTTTAATTGTAAGGCAGTAAAACCTTCACCAACAGTAAGGGTAGCTCCGTCAGTAGTTCCTTCTAATGCTCTATTTGAATTAAATAAAACTCTGTTATTACCACCAGTAAAGTTTATTCCACCGCCACTACCTGCTATTGTTAAAGCTCCACTAGAAGTGCTATTAATTAGTACGGTGTCATTAAATGTACCGTGCCCATTAAAAATAGCCGCACCTTCATCGGACATATCAAGGGTGAGGGCTGTGATGGTTGAACCGTTATCGTTGCCTTTAAATATTAAATCTTTATCTTCCACAGCACTGTATAAAACAACATTTTGACTGTCTTGGCTAAATGTAAAAAGTGTTGTTCCTGCGTCTTTAAATCGCCAATTACCACCATCAGCATCAAGAATGATGTCACCTGCAACGTCTAATGTTAGGTCGCCAGAACCTACGTCAATCTCATTGCCATCAACAGTTATGTTATCTACAACTACACCTGCGTTGGCTGTGACTACTCCTGTAAAAGAAGAATTACCAGAACTATTTATAGTAAATCTATTAGAATTACCTGCTCTTAAATTTAAAGTATCATCGGCATTGTTATAATTAATACCACCAAAATTAGTATCTCCAGAATCTCCAAAATCAATATAAGCTACATGAGATGTACCTGCGGATATGTTCATTCCTGTTATACCAGTACCAGTAATGTTCATACCAGTGCCTAAAGTAGCTACACCTGTAACATTTAAAGTTGTAGCCATATCCACAGCACCATCAATGTCCACGACATCAAGGTTTGTTGTGCCGTCTACGTCTATGTCTCCAGAGATGTCTAGGGATGTGCCTGTCAACACGCCTGTTACACCCAAAGTACCACTAACAGTAGAGTTACCTGTCATGGTTGTAGTACCTGTAACATTTAGAGCGTCACCTGCCCCTGCCTGAGTAATCTCTAACCCATCTATTGCGCTGTTTGCGTTTAAAACTACAGGGCCAGCAAACGAACTTAGAGCCGTACCACTAGAAAGTAAACTATAAACAATCTCTGTAGTAAATCCACCGCTTGAAGTTGCATTAGCTGCTGTTTGTGCGAACGTAAATACTGTAGTGCTAGATATGCTGGCTACAGTAAAATAACCATTAAAAGACGTGTCAGACACTCCATTTAAGTTAACTATATCTCCTTGTGTAAGACCGTGAACCGCAGAGTTAGTAACCGTAACAGTGTTAGAAGCTCGTGATACCCCGCTTATTGCTACAGAAGCAATAGCTGTGTTGGCTACCTGTGATGTACCCGTAACAATTAAACTATCAGCACTTTCATCCCACAGTAAACTTTTACCAGAGGTAGCTCCAAAAAACTTAACGTCGTAGCCAGTATCATCTACACCTACAGATACAGTAGCGTCAATCTGGGTAGCACCATCAATGTCAACAACATCTAAGTTAGTTGTTCCTGCTACATCTAAAGCGCCATCTATATCTACTGCGCCTGAAAAGTCACCTGTAGCCGCATCAAGCTCTCCACTAAGAGTGACATTAGTTGCGCCAGTAACTGCACCATTAAGAGCTAC